TCCCATTTTATTACGAACTTTAGTTGGTAGTTTTTTTAAACCTTTATTATTTTTAGCAACTGGTTTTAGTTTTCCACCATCACCTTTTTTCATTAAGCCACCACCTTTGATGCCCTTCATGTCCATACCACCTGCTTCCATCATTTCAAGTAATCTTAGTTTTTCTCTTAATGACATTCCTTTAGCAGAGTTACGAACTCTAGGGTCTAGCATTCGTTTACGTCTTTTTATACTTAATGCATCACCCTTTGCTAATTTTTTTATTGGTTTTTTCTTTGTAGGTCTACCTACCTTTGAGCCATATGTACCTTTTCCTTGTGGCATATTGTCATCTCCTTATGATAAAAATATAGTTAATTGATTACTACTACCTGTAAATGCACTTACATAAGCACCATTTTGAGCTAATATCCCATTATCAGGAATATTAAGATGATGTATGCCAGTAGGAAAAGTTTGAGTTAACAAAACTTCTCCACTAGCACTTCCATCTTTTATTGTAAAAGCACCAGCTGCATCTGCAAATATAATTACTTGTCTAATACGAGATCGCTGTGCACCTACAACTGCTGCACTTGTACCCTGTGCCCAGTTAAAAGCTCTTACATCTGATGAAGACATTTAAATCTCCCATCAAGCTGTTAGGTTACGATTTTGTGCATAGATAACTGTAATGCGAACTGTACCAGCATTTGCTGAACCAGCAGTAATATCTACTTCGATTTTAGTATCAGTTCCTATATCTTTCCAATTATTACAGATTGCTGTAGTACCTAAAGGTATTCTTCTAGCAGTAGCACTAACACCTAAGTTATCTACATAAGCATCTGCATCAGCAGATGTACCAATATCAATTTTAACATCACTAGAATTTGAACCAGTAAATACAGTTTCAACATTAATAATAAAATCAAGAATTTGACTGTTTGGTGGAAGGTTAGCTAATAAATTACTTGCACCAGCATTGTGTGCAAATGACGCAGTTTGCGACATTACAACCCAACCTACATTTGATACATCTGAATTATAAGTAGTTCCAGTTGTATCTTTAATTGTTCCAGCTTTTATTGGGCCGGAAAAAGTAGTTGTACCCATAATATTCTCCCTGTCTTGGGTTAAGTCTATTACATAATGTAATAGTCAGTTAAAAAGTTCACTTGAACTTTTATACAATAAAAAAGGGTGACAATCAAGCCACCCTTTAATATTTAATTTATTTATGCTCCCGGTGAGCCGTAAATACCTAACGGATCAGATACACCAAAACTGTACCTTTCTCTCGCTTTATATCTTACGTTACCAGTATCAAAATCGCCATCCATAGATGTTTGCATTGGAGTACGATTAAACATTTTCATGCCATTAGGAACATCTGTAATGATATAAAAACTATCTGCATCTGTTAAGTAATGGTTAACTCTATATCCTTCAGGAATAGTTCCATTAGTTTTAAGTGCATTAATATCATTATCAGCAGTGCCAACTCGTAAGTCTGTCTGCAATAATCTAGTTGCAATAAACATTGAACTCGGTGGAACAATCAACTTTCTTGGACGAGCGGCTATTAATAGTCCTCTCTCATCCACATAACCAGCAATATCAATTACTGCTTGTTCAAGTGATGTTTCATTAAGATCAGCATTTGTGCTAGGTCTATTAGCATTAACTCCACCAGCAACAGTAGGGTGGTTAGCATTAAACAATGTTACACCATCACCTGAATTAAATGATGCGAAACCATTATTTAATATAGCTGCCGCCTTAGTTTGCTTAGTGTATGCCATAGCTCTTGCTAGTGCTTTAGTATATCTTGCAGAAAGAGAATCATAAAGATTATCTTCCATTGCTTCTTCAGTAATACTAAATCCCATTGCAACAGTTTCCATGTTGTAACGAGTGCTGAATGACTCCTGAGCATCGTCATAAGAAATAGCAGAACCTTCTGGCTTTACTGGGGCTGCCCCAAATCCAGATAGTTTTACTTCTTCCTCAAAACTTCTCTCTGAAGTTTCTTCTTCATAAATTTCAGCATGTTCGTTTTCATACTTTTCATACTCAAGTCCAAATAAGGCATTGAGTCCCGGTAATAATTCCTTTAATAAGGAAGCTCTTGATATAGCCATAACTCAATTCTCCTATGCTGCACCGGCTGTTAAGCCAAGCTGAGTATAATTAAATTTACATACAAGAATAGGATAAGAAGTTCCTACTTCATCACCTAAATCACCACCAAGATAATCAATTATCTTAACCGGCCAATATACTTGTACACCTAATGATGAAGCATCTAATGCAACTCTTGAAATACCTAAAGTAGTATTACCGGCAGTCTGAACAAGACCAGCATTCTTACCATAAATATCTCTTGTGTTAGCAAAAGAATCATCAGCTTGAATTGTAAATAATGTATTAGGATCATCTACAACATAAGCCATTGCATCAGTTGCAACAGTATTTGCCGGCCATATTTGACTAAAAGTTAATTGACCAGTGTTTGGATCGGTATAACGACAGCCCATAAAAATACCTAAAACATCAATATTAGATGAGTTATTTCCTGTGGCTGTTTGCTTTGCAACTGTTGTTGCATTAGCATTGTTTACTAAATGGACTACTTCCCCATGAACGATAGCTGTTGATTCACCAGACTTAATAGGGTATTGCCTAAAAACATTGAGAGAACCAGAGTCTAACTTTCCAATAGGTCGCAATCCAAAGGGAGCAGCTGTACTAGACATAATTTTTTTCTCCTTTTAACTGCATTATTAAAATTAAGTAAATAATTATTTATTTACCGAAACTTTTGCGAGTGCTTCGTTCTGGTTTCAAAACTGGCATTCGTGGGTCAGAAGAACGCATATAATTATTATCAACAGATTCCATTTGTCTATTAGTCATCTCATTTTGATAATCTCTACGAGCTTCTGTATTTTCAACGGAGTTCTTACAAAGAAGCAAACCTCCAACTTCAACATTGCCTTTAAACCTTGAATCTAAATCAGGAACAATTTTAAGTTCAGGATGGTCTTCAGCCCTAACCGGCTCCCAACCTTCACGAAATTTTGAAGAAACATTTGTCATATCAGCCTGTCCATAAGAAGAACTTCTGATCCATCTATACTCAACTCCCTCTTGTGCTTTGGGAATTGGTAGAACAGATGGCTTTTGCCATGTTACTTTTCTCTCGTTAGTAGTGCGAGAATTATCCGATCGTGACGTTCTATCAACCATTTGTTTTTTCCTTCTCTTTTAATACTTGTGCGGCGTATTGTTCTGCCGTTAGTCCTAATCTTTTAGCTAGATTTAAAGCTGTCTTAGTCAATTGCACTTTGCGTGATTTACTTGCACTCCTATTAGTGGGGGTAACCACGATACCAGTTTGAGATGTAGTGCTTTTTTCATCTTCAAACTTGTCTGGAAATCTTTTTCGCATATTTTCATTTAGTTGTAAATAGTATTTTTCAGGATCTACTCTTGGATCAATACCACCCATTACTAAATTTTGATGCACACCATAAGCATATCCTGTCATTTCATTATCTTTTTGAAACCATTCGCTGTTAGTATCAAGCCATTCTTTTTCATATTTATTTAAAGGAGCTTGTTGAGCTTTAGGTTGTGCTTGTGGTTGAGCTTGTTGTTGAGCAGGTCTGTACTGAGGTTGACCTACTTGCTCTTTAGTTTTTGGTACTGGTTTATAATCTTTTATTTTTGATTGTTCTATCTGTGCTAAATTTAATTTTTGCTGTGCATCAGTTATTTTATCAGGATCACCAGTTTCATATGCTTCCTTAAATTCTTTTTTTGCAGCTTCAAGCTCTGCATTAGCTCTGCCTGTAGCCTGTTCAAAAAGAACATTTTCTCCTTCAGAAAGAGTTTTCTTTAGCCTTTCATTTTCTTTTTTAATGGTTTCAGCATATTTAATTGCTTCATCACTAAGTCTTTTAGCTTCATCTTTTGCTCTTCTTTCTTCGTGATATTCATATTTTAATTGCTTAATTCTTTTTTGTGCAGAGTCACCATGAGTTTTAATTTCATCATCATCAGGAATTTTAGGTTCAGAACCTTCTGTTCTTTTAGGTCTACCCTTATCATCTGAAGGTGTATCATCTACAATTTCAATTTGCATTGCATCATCAACAGAATTATCTTCTGTTTGATTATTATCAATTTCTAATTGTTCTTCTTTTTTTTCAGCTACTTCACTCATATTCTTGTATAACCTCTCGGATCATCTATTACTGCTTCAACAGTATCATCATTAATTAAACGAAATTCTTTACCCATAACTTTAAATCTTGTTCCAGAATAAGAACGAAAGATAATAAAGTCACCTTCTTTGCAATAAGCACCATCAGGAAATCTTTCTTTATCTTGATAAGCAGATGAACCCATCTTTACTACAAAGCCTATTATAGATGCTATAGATTCCTGACCTCTTAATTCGTCAGGCATATATACACCTTTTTCAGTTTTCTCTTCTATTTCTGGTAAAGCTATTAAAAGTTTATAGCCTTTTGGCTCAGGTAGTTTTGCTTCTACCTTTTCATCAAGTTCTTTTTTTTGTGCAGAATACATATTCTGTTTCTCCTTTTGCAGTGATTTGAGGCATCACAGTTGCCTTGCAAGGATTACCCTTGAAACTAGTCATCAGTAATTTTATTTTCTAAATCTAAAATTTCTCTTTCTATAATTGCGAGAGCTTCTACTTTACCAACACTTCTTTGATATTCATCAAAGTTTTTAGCACCACCTATTGTAAGGTGATCTGCTATTTCGTTCATATATTCTCTTATCTTCTTTTTAATATAATCAAGATTTGGATCAACTACTTGACTCATTTTTTATAATTTCCTTTCCAAGTTCAATTCCAATTTTAGTACCTTCTCTTAAATCTTCTCTGTCATTTTCTTCTAGTTGAGTAGCTACCTTAACTCCTATCTTAGCATTTTCAATATTCTCTTTAACTTTTAACTCATCAGCTTCTAAGCTAAGTTTAGCTTTATCAATTTGAATTTTATGATCGAGTTCTTTTTCTTTTATAGTTAGTTCTCTTTGTTGTATTTGAGTTAAAGGATCTTCTTGTTGTTTCATTGCTTCTTCTTGTGCAACTTCAGCCTGATCTTTTTTAAGAAGTTTTTCAGCTGCTTTTGCTGCCAACCTTGAAAGCTCTTCTTCAACATCATCAGGCAAGGGTTTATCTTCATCTGGTAAAGCTACTCCTAGTTGTTTTTCTATTTCTCTTCTATATTGAAATGCAACATGTTCAGTAATATGTGCTGCCATTGCTGACTGTATAGAAGATGCAAATGGTGACTGTCCAACAATCTGTTGAAGTTTTGGATCTTCCATTGCAGATATGTGTACTGTTATATGAGCTTCATGATCTTGATATTTAAATGCTTGTACTGGCTCTTGTTTCAACATCATCATATTTTCTGTAACAGGATCATGTGGCTTTATATCATCTGGTAATTTAACAATATCATTTGCATCTTTAATACCTAATACTTCAAGCATTTGTCTGTGCAATTTACCCATATCATATAACTGTGGTGCACCTTGAGCTAATTGAATAGCTGTTTGATATTGCATTACTCTTTGTGCCATAGTAGATGCATTTGGATCACTTACTGGTATTACATCAATTCTAGAATCAAAATCCTGTGTTCTTGAAAAGTTGCCTTCCATTTCATATGCATACTCTTCTGGCATAAAATCTCTTATTATGTTTGAAAGTATTTTTAATTCTTTTTTTAATGATGCATGTAATCTTGCTTGAACTCCTGACATTACTTTCATTGATCTTTCCATCAATGCTAATGTTGTTCCTACTGGTGCTTGTGGATTCATATCACCAACTTGAAGATCTGCAACAGAACCTATTCTT